CGTCATTGCTTTCCCTTGGGACATCGTACCCAGCCGTTTCTGGGGTCGTGGGGTCTGTGAGAAGGGCTACAACAGCCAGAAGGCACTGGACACGGAGCTACGTGCCCGTATCGACGCACTCGCCCTCACAGTGCATCCTATGATGGCTATGGATGCCACTCGTTTGCCCCGTGGAGCAAAGCCTGAGATTCGTCCTGGTAAGATTATCCTCACCAATGGAGACCCTCGTGAGATCCTTAATCCTTTCAATTTTGGACAAGTTAACCAAATTACGTTTGCACAATCGCAAGCTCTTCAGCAGATGGTGCAACAGGCTACTGGAGCTGTGGATTCGGCTGGGATCGCAGGACAAGTTAATGGTGAAGCAACTGCTGCTGGCATTAGTATGTCTCTGGGCGCTATCATTAAGCGTCACAAGCGTACTCTTATCAATTTCCAACAATCCTTCCTTATACCCTTTGTAGAGAAGGCTGCTTGGCGTTACATGCAGTTTGATCCTGAGTCCTACCCTGTCAATGACTACAAGTTTGTAGCTTCCAGCTCCCTTGGCATCATTGCACGAGAGTACGAAGTCACTCAGTTGACTCAGTTGCTCCAAACCATGCCCCCGGACTCCCCTATGTACCCTATTCTTGTTCGTTCCATTGTGGACAACATGAATCTATCCAATCGAGAGGAACTTTTGGCTGCCATTGAGCAAGCTGCACAGCCCAACCCTGAACAACAGCAGATGCAGCAGCAAATGCAACAAGCACAACTTCAGTTTCAACAAGCACAGACCCAAGTTCTGCAAACGCAGGCTCAGGAGTCCTCTGCACGGGCTGGTAAGCTCACTGTGGAGGCTCAGGCAATCCCTGCGGAGCTTGAACTTAAGAAGATTGATGTCACCACCAAGAATCTTAGGCAGGGAGAAGGTGACGACAAAGAGTTTAATCGACGTTTGCAGATTGCCGATCTCAGACTTAAGCAAAAGGATCTTGAGATCAAAGAGAAGTCAGTCGAGAACCAACGAATGGCTGCTGCCAAGGAAAAAGAAACTGAAGACATGCTAATGCAGCAACTCTCACAAGAGTAACATTGCATGAGCACGTTAACAGACCTTAAGTTATCGTTCCTGTATAACAGAGTAAATGAAAAACTACAAACCATATCAAAGGCTCCAGGTCCAAAGGGGGACAAGGGCGAACGGGGAGAGCGTGGAGATCCTGGTCCGCAAGGCAAGCAAGGACCACAGGGAGTTCCTGGAAAGGATGGCCTTGACGGAGCACCAGGTAAGGACGGGAGTGATGGTCAAGACGGTGTAGGGGTAGAGACTGTTTATGAAGCTGCCGATGGGCAGATAGTCTTTGTACTTACAAACGGAGAAGAACACAGTGTAGAGCTACCCTTGGACCTCTTGGGTGCCAAGGAGCAAAACAACTATGTATCCACCACATCAAGTTCCAGAAGTCCTGTATCTTTTGTTGCAATAACGACGACTCCTTACTATATTCTTGAAACTACTTTGATCAACGGACATAATATCTTTGGTGTAAACACAGGAAGCGATGCTACGGTGTATCTTCCTCCATCAGCAATAGACCCAACTAAACTCATTGTGATTAATAACGAAATGCAAAGTTATACAATCACTGTAGAATCAGCGGAAGGATAAACATGGCTTTTCTTATTGATAACGTATACGACTCTGGTCTTTCCTATGTCACTAGCAATGGTACTCGTATTGACATTTGTAGTCAGGAACCGACTACCTATACGCAGGCTACCAGTACCTACACTCTTGGAAACAAAGCTTCAATGACCGTAGGATCGCCTACAAACGGTGCTACGGACGGTCGTAAGGTGGTGGTACCGGCTATTACTGATGGCTCTGTAACGGCTACGGGTACGGCTTCCCATTGGGCTTTGACCAATGCTTCAAACACTTTGATTGCTACTGGATCTCTCACCAGCAGCCAAAGTGTCACAAGTGGCAATACCTTTACTCTGGATGCCATTGATATCACGATCCGTGACGCGACTTCGGTGTAACAAATGACACCTCAAGAAGCACAACTTATCCATGATGCTATTGAAGCGGACCCTGCTTTGTCCGCCCAACCACAAACCTCAGATGGTGCCTTTGCCATTGCTCAGGCACTGAACACACCCACTGAAGCAGGATTCAAGCCCATCACTGTCGCCTCTGCAATGCTCTGGGCTGCTGGTGGTCCTCGAATCCGTATTCAGGACACTGTAACCAATACTCAGAAACCTGAAGCTATTCGAGCAAGCTGTCAAGTATTCCTTGACTTGATTGTTAGCGGCTCTGATGCATTGATCCACACTGAACAACCTGCCATTAAGGCTTCCTTTGATGGTTGGCTTCAAGGAGCAGTGATCACCCAAGCAGAATACAACGCTGTCTATGGGGCTTCAGGGATTGCTAAAGCTGTCCTTTCAAGATCCTTTGTACTCATTGGTAGGGATGTGTCTTGGCAGGAAGTTGTTGAAGCGAGGAATATTTAATGGCTACTGCAACAGTTAACTATGGTAGTAATACTTCCATTACGATGGATCTTGCAAACCTGGGTACGTCGGCAACGTTTGTGGCTGGTAGAGAATCAAGCCAAGTAGATAACACGACGAATAAATTTGTTGATGTCTTGGTAAGTGGAAGTATTTCAGTAGGGACTACACCTACTGCAAACACTTCAATTCTTGTTTACGTTTATGGTGCAGATACATCTTTGGCAACTACGGCTATAGATGTTCTTGATGGGACAGATAGCGCAGAGACGCTTACCAATACGGGTATTCTTAATGCATTGCGCCTTGGCGCTACTATTGCTGTTCCGGCAGCAACTAGTGACGTTCAATATTTCGTCCTCCCGTTCTCGGTTGCGGCCCTGTTCGGCGGCGTTGTGCCAAAGTTCTGGGGTTTGTACGTGGCGCACAACACTGCCGTCAACTTGCGTAGCAACGCGATCAACACCAACTCGTTTGAGTACGTCGGCATCAAGTACGACATCGCATGATTATTCTGCCGAAGGTCAATCAGAGCCAGCCGAGCACGCGCAGTCTCTCTGGCTCGCATCTCACTGAGGGATTGACCGCGCTCGTCAACGCGGCGGGCGGTATCGAGCCGATTAACTTAGCGCATAGAAACCGCACGGCGATTCAAGGCACGGTTGATTTCTCGGTCGTTGAATCCAAGACGACGTGGCGCGTCAGGCAGCAGGCGGCGGATGGCGCGGTCACGGCGCCGACGACCTCGAACGCCACCAACCTCTCGTTCCTGATCCAGTACCATCCGCTCAGTCTTGCAGCGACCTCACAAGGGCGAGGCGTTGTGCAGTGGGCGGGAGTTTCGCTCAACACGGGCGGCCCGCGTATTTTGTTAAACCAGACGACAACGGGCGATCTTCGCGTCTTCTGGGGCGGCGGGTATCGTTTCACGTGGACCGGCGGCGCGGTTGTCGGAAAAACGCAGACCGTTTTGGTCACGATTTCCGGCAACGATGTCGTTATGTATGCCAACGGCGCGTTCATCAACAGCCTGTCGAATGCGCCACAAAACGGGGCAACTCGTCTTTACTTCGGCAACGCCTTCCCGCAATCGTTTGACGGCCATTTCACGATGGGCGCTGCTTGGGAAAGAACTCTTTCTCCAGATGAAGCCCTAGCTTTAACAGCAAACCCCTGGCAACTCTATCAGCCACAAAGAAAGCTCTTTCCTGTAGATATTATCTCAGGAACAACCAATGACCTCCTAGCAGACAACCTCCAAAGCACCTCCAGTGTCTCCACACCCACTTTGGGTCAGACTCATGTGCTTTTGGCTGATGATCTACAAAGCACTTCTTCAGTATCTACACCTACTGTAGGGCAAGTCCATGTTCTGCTTGCAGATAATTTACAAAGTGCTTCTTCAGTATCTACACCCAGTGTAGGTGTTATAAGAAACCTCCTAGCGGATAATCTTGAGAGTGTCTCTACGGTCTCTACGCCTACTGTTGTAATCACATTAAATGCTCTGTTGGCTAATGACCTCCAAAGTGTCTCTACACTGAGTATCCCTGTCCTAAGACAGAAAAAACAGATTAACTACGCAGCCAGTGCAACCATTGGCTCACTTTCGGCAATAACCTTCTATCACAACAGTGGTAAATGGTACGGTTATTAACAAGAGGATTTATGCTTACTAATAGAGAACTACAGAATATCCTTGATCAGATTAACTCACTGTTTAGTGGTGTCAGGGATGATCTTGAGAAGCTGAAGAAAGAAGTAGAAGAACTCAAGGAGAAAAAGCTCAGTGCCAATAAGAAAAGTTAAGGGTGGTTACCAATGGGGTAGTAAGGGAAAGGTTTATCCGACCCGTGAAGGGGCAGAGAAACAAGCACAAGCGGCTTATGCCTCTGGATATAAAGAAACTAAACCAAAGAAAAAGAAGTAATTGATTTTACTTTCAAGATGTGTTATAATTTGAGTATAAACAACCCACTTTAGTTGGGAGAATTGTGAATAAAGAAACTGAAGAATACTATAATGACTTCTTTGAACTCTTTAGAACACCTGGGTGGACTAGGTTAATTGAAGAGTTTCAACAAAATGCGGACTTAACTAATTCCGTAGAGAACGTAAAAGACTCAAATGATTTGTACTTTAAGAAGGGTCAACTAACCGTTCTGGCGTTGATCCTCAACCTTGAAACGTACATCAATAGAGGTTACGAGAATGCCAACACTGAAGATCTATGACTTTGAATGTGAATACGGACACGTATTTGAAGCTATGGTGGAGGGCGAACAAGAGACTTTGAAGTGCAATGTTTGCTCTTTTAACCGAGCATCTCCTGTTAATGTTATTGCAAAAAGAATTATGAGCCCAACTCGAAGCTCTCTAGATCCATTAAGTTTTCCTACTGCGGAAGCAAAATGGATTAAAGCACATGAAAGTGCTGGTTCTTTAGGCGAAAGAAATAGATGAGAGCCCCAAAAGGGTAACTTTCATTTTCCAAGTAAATCCACAATGGTTAACACCACGGAGAAATAAGTTCAATGGGTAGAGCAATCCTACTTGATGAAGACACGACTGAGCGTCTTGATGATACTGAAGATCAAGAAGTAGATTCACAAACACTACAAGACCCTGTACAACAGGACACTTTTGTAGCCCAAGAGTCTGCTCCTGATGAAGAAGATGATGTTCCTGATAAGTACCGAAACAAGTCTATTAAAGACTTGGTACGAATGCACCAGGAAGCTGAAAAGCTCCTTGGTCGCCATAGTTCCGAAGTAGGTGAACTTAGGAAGGTTGTTGATCAGTACATCGCGGCACAACTCAACCAAAACCAAACAGGAAATACGGGACAACAACAGCAGCCAGAGGATGAAGAAGTAGATTTCTTCGTTGACCCTGTAAAGGCAACTCAACGACAGATTGAAAACCATCCTAGCATCCGGCAAGCAAAGGAGTACACGGAGCAGGCTCGTAGAGCAGCTTCTTTGACTCTTGTCAAGAATAAGCATCCTGACATGGAAGGTATTCTCAAAGATCCTTCCTTTGCTCAATGGATTCAATCAAGCAAGATCAGAACTCAACTGTTCGTAATGGCAGACAAACAATACGATGCCGATGCAGCGGATGAGCTTTTTACCTTGTGGAAAGATCGCCAGCAGGTAGTACAGAACACGGCTACGGTGGAGAAAGCAGCACGTAAGGATGCTCTTCGATCCGCTAGCACGGGGAATGTTCGATCCAGTGGCGAGCAAAGCGCTAAGAAGAAGTTCCGTAGGGCTGATATCATTAAACTTATGAATTCCGACCCTTCGCGTTATGAGGCTTTGCAACCAGAGATTATGCGGGCTTATGCTGAAGGGAGGGTTATTTAACAATCATTGAGGTTATTTAGAAAATGGCTGGTGAAACTTCAGGTGCATATTTTACAGCGAATGCTGTAGTTGACAAAACAGCAGCGGATAAATTTATCCCAGAGATTTGGTCTGATGAGATCATTGCGGCTTATCAGAAGAATCTGAAAATGGCTCCCCTGGTCAAGAAGATGACCATGAAGGGCAAAAAGGGCGATCTTATCCACGTTCCCAAGCCCATCCGTGGAGCGGCTTTTGCTAAGGCAGAAGCTACCGCAGTAACGATTCAGGCTAACCTTGAGTCCGAACTCACGATCAACATCAACCGTCACTTTGAATACTCGCGTCTGGTTGAGGACATTGTTGAAGTTCAGGCACTGTCGAGCCTTCGTCGTTTCTACACGGAAGATGCTGGTTACCAGTTGGCACTCAAGGTCGATACGGACCTCTTCAGTGCTTCCACGGGTTTTGGTAATGGCACGCTGACCCTTAGCCCCGCTGTAACGGGTGCTAGCTGGGCAAGCAACAACGCAGTGTACTACGTCGATGCATCGTCGGGTCTGACTGCTTATGCAGTTGATACTGTTATTGATACCGACGTATTCACTGATGCAGGCTTCCGTGGTCTGATCAAGAAGATGGATGATAACGACGTACCGATGGACAACCGTGTGTTTATTGTGCCCCCGGCACTGCGCTCGGCAATCATGGGTATTGACCGTTATGTATCGAGCGACTTCCGGGATGCGCGTACCGTACAATCGGGTCTAATTGGGTCTGTTTATGGTATTGATGTGTATGTGTCCTCGAACTGCCCGACCATTGAATCGGCAGCAGAGAACACTGCTGTAGGTAACAGTGTAGCTGTCCGTGGTGCTCTTCTGTTCCACAAGGAAGCCCTTGTCATTGCAGAGCAGATGGCTGTTCGTTCGCAGACGCAGTACAAGCAGGAATATCTTGCTACCCTGTTCACTGCTGACACGCTTTATGGCGTACAAGTCTATCGCCCCGAAGCTGGCTTTGTTCTTGCAGTTAACGATCTGTAATCAAAGCTAACTAAGCAGGCAGGGAGAAACTCTACACCAAGAGAAGTACCCCTGCCTTCTTTTTAACACTAAGGGCACTAATTCAATGGCTACTGAAGATAGACTCTCCAGGATTGAAACCAAGCTGGACAAACTAACTGAAGCAATTCTCACTATTGCTAGAGTTGAAGAAAAAGTTCTTGCTTCCAATGAAAGAATAGAAAAGATTGAGGATAAGCTTGAAAAGCAAGATAAGTCTATTGGGGAGTTGATCTCTAAAGTGGCTGTAAACTCAAAGCAAGTATCCTTCTTCGAGAGAGCACTCTGGTTTTGTTTGGCTACTATTGCAAGTTTCGCAACCTATTACATCAAGGTAAGTAGTTAAATGACGAATTATACTAAATCGACTAATTTTACAGCAAAAGATTCTCTTCCTTCCGGTGACTCTCAAAAGATCATTAAGGGTTCTGAGTTTGATACTGAGTTCATTGCTATTGAAACAGCGGTTAATTCTAAAGCGGATAAATCAGGAAGTGTTCTAAATTTAACAGCATCAAGTTTGTTGATTGGAACAACGACGGACTTTACTTCTACAACAATAGCAGGCCCCGCTGCTATTGGTGGTATTGGCATTTATCCTCATACTACTCAAAGCGGTAGTTTGAACTCAACATCGCATAGTAGTATTTCAGTAGAAAACTCTTCTATTTTTTCAGGTACTAATGGGGCTAGTAGTCAGAGTCTATATGCACTTTATGTCTCACCAAGAATTTCTAATACAGGCGCTGGTGGAAATGGAGGAGTAACAGGCGTCGGTGTTCTTTCTAACCCATCAATTGGCTCTAGTTCAAGTACCGCAAGAGTTACTTTAATTGGTGTTACTGGAAACGCTATAAGAAAATCAACCACGGATTTTAGTGCAAATTCCGGTAATCAACTATTTGGCGGATTTTTTGGAGCTGAAAATAGCCCTGAACTTCCAAATACAGCGAAATCAGATAACCTTATGGGTGTTGTTTCATTAGCAGGAAACACCTCTGGATTTAGCACAACTCATGTAGCGTATAATGCTTCCATTTATGTAAGCAATTTTACTTCAGACGGTGTGGCTACAAGCACTAATACTTTTGGTTTTAGGCTTCTTGGTTTTGAAGTTGGCGCTGCTTCAGGTTCATCAGGAACGGTTACTAATGGCTATGGGGTATACTTGAAAGGCCCCAAAGTAAGTGCCACAGGCACAATGACCAATTATTATGCTTTTTATGCTGATACTGCCACTATTACTGGGACATTAACAAACCGTTGGGGTCTTTATGTAGCGGACACAGCCAACAATTATCTTAATGGCAATTTACTCCTTGGCACCACAACGGTAGCAACAAACCCTTCAGCGGGTGTTGCCATTACAGGAACAAGTTCAAATTGGAATATTGGTGTTAATCACCCAACGGCTGCTGTATCAGGTGACCCCTATGCAACCTTTGTGTACAACACTACACAAATTGGATCAATCACCCAAAACGGAACTACGGGTGTCTTGTATAACACGACTTCCGATCTTCGTCTAAAGGAAAACATTGCTCCGTCTAATGATGCTGGCTCACTTGTTGATTCCATTCAAATTGTACAGCATGACTGGAAAGTGGGAGGTCATGTCCGTTATGGGGTTATTGCTCAAGATCTTCATGCAATTGCACCTGAAGCTGTTAAGCAAGGAGATAACAACCAAGAGATTGAGAATCCTTGGGGAGTGGATTACTCAAAGCTAGTCCCAATGCTCATCAAAGAGATCCAGTCCCTACGCACTCGCGTAGCCACTTTGGAGAACAATTAAAGTGTCTTTGGATCACCTTAAGGGTGCCTTAAAAAGCAAGACTATCTGGTGGAATACTTTTTTAGCTCTTTTAGCTTCCTTAGAACTCCTTAGACCTCATTTAACAACCTTGATTGGACTTGAGACCACTGCTACTATTCTCTTGGCAGGTTCTTTGGTAAACCTGTTCTTGAGAGTAGTAACGACAACCCCACTTAAGGATAAATAAATGAGTGTTACGCTTAATCTTACAGTTGAAGAAGTCAATGGGATTCTTCAGGTTCTTGGTGATCTTCCTACTAAATCAGGGGCTTTTCCTCTTTTGATTAAGATTAAAGAGCAGGCTGAAGAACAACTTCCCGCTTCTAAAGAAGAAACTCCAGAGTAACAATGCAATTACTTAACCTCATTCAGTCCATCTTTAAGCCCGCTGTAGAACTGATTGACGAAGTTCACACCAGTCAAGAGGAAAAGCTACAACACAAAGAGAGACTTTTGGTTACTCAAGCAGCGGTCATTGACCAGGTGCTTCAGTACGAGAAGGATGCCTTTGAGTCTAGGGCAAAGATCATTGAAGCAGAGGCTAAGTCGGAACATTGGCTCACGGCTATTTGGAGACCAGTGACCATGCTCACATTCCTTGCTTTGTGTGTTGGAGACAGCCTTGGGCTTCTCTCCAGCCCACTTAGGGATGAAGCATGGTCTCTGCTTCAGTTGGGTCTGGGTGGTTATGTTGTAGGTAGGTCAGCGGAGAAGATAACTAAATCAGTATTGAGTAACAAAAACGATGGTGCCTAATCTTACTCTTCCAAACTTGAACTTCACTGGTCTTAATACAGTAACACAAGGCAATGTTAGTGGTATGCTCACGGCACCTACTACAGCTATTCCTGTAGCACCTGTAGTCCCTATAGCGCCTGTCGCTCCTGCTCCGTTGCCTGTAGTTCAAGCAGCTCCTGTTGTTCGTCCTGTCTCTACAGCGCCTCCTGTGTCCACCCAGAGCACCGTAGCTGCTTTGCAGCAACAGCAGGCTATTAATCAAGCAGCTTTTCAACAAAATCTATTAAAGGCTGCAAGCGGTAACCCCTATGTTACCCAGCAGTTGCTTTCTTCGTCTACAGCGCGACCGCCTACTCCTGTAGTGGCACCTATTGCCCCTGTAGTAGCTCCTGTTGTTCCTCCTCCTCCACCTCCACCTCCTGCATTGTCCGCAGAGGTTCTTAATGCATTACAAAATACAGGAGGAATGTTTAATCTCCCTTCAAATGCTTTTGTTGCCCCTTCTCCAGCTCTTCCTGCTGTTGAGTTGACTAGCACAGCCCCTAAGCAGACTACTTCCTCAGCTCTTACTGAGCTTAGGGAGTTGACTCCTTTGGCTGAGTATACCATTCTAGAGCCTAAAACAACTCCTTCCGTTACTCAGGCAAAAGAAGCTCCTGTTGCAGCTCCTCCAGTAGACTATCAGGCTATACAAAACGCATTAGCGGCAATCCAAAACACAGGTGGAATGTTCTCTCCTTCAGTAACACCCCCTGTAGCGCCTCAAGCTCCTGTACAGCCCCCTATAGCCCCTGTAGCACCTCCTGTGGCTCCTGTAGAGCCTCCTGTGGCTTCTGTGGCCCCTACAGCACCTCCTGTAGCCCCTCAAGCTCCTGTAGCCCCTGTAGCGCCTCCTATGAAGCCTCAAGAGCTTTCATTGGAGTCTGTGGTGCCACCTATTAAAGAACCTGTTGCACCGCCTACTATCGCTGCTCCCGTTGAGCCTCAAATAGACTATCAGGCTATACAGAATGCTTTGGCTGCTATTCAAAACACGGGTGGTATGTTTGCACCTTCAGTAGCACCCCCTGTTACCTCTGAAGTTCCTTTTGTAGCTCCAACGGTTTCTCAGGAGGGTGTAGCGCCTATTGCTGTCCCTGAACCTGTGTTCAAACAACCAACACCAGAGATTCCTTTTGTATCGCCTTCTCAGGCTTTTGAGAATCTGAATATACCTGCTATCCAAGCTTCAAATGGTATGTTCTCTCCTTCCGTTCCTGCTCCTGTAGTTCCTTCCATTGTTTCTGAAGCCCCCTCTGTAGCAACGCCTTCTATGTTGACACAAGCTAATGTTCCTTTGGAACCTGAAGCTCCTGTTGCTCCTTTGGAAGCTCCTACGGCTCCTGCTATGCCTACGCAAGAGCAACTTAAGCAGATCTATGAAACATTGAACATGGAGGCTATACAAGGAGCAAGTAGTATGTTTGGTGTTCCTGGTGCTACTTCCAGCACAATCACCAATCCCTACACCCCTGAGTATGTAGTAAACCCCGATGTAGACCTTGCGGGCGCTACTGATATCTTTGGTGGTAGAACTTATGAAGCTCCTTTGGCAACCCCTGATAGAACCCGTGTGGGCTACAGTGAGATGCTTCAACTTAACCAAGCACCTGGTTATGTAGCCACCAACAGACCTGAACAGATTGGTGACATGTATCTCCCCTACAGACCTTCAGGGGAAAATACTCAGGTAGCTGATGATATCAAGACTTGGTACGAGTATTACACCGATAACGAAGATCTTAGGAAGTATCTGTCCGCTGATGAACAGACTGAACTTGCTTGGTTGGACTATCGAAATGATCGGTTCACTCAGCAAGGTTTTGCTAAAAAGATTAATGACATTCGTGATCAATTTGGTCTTCCTAAGAAAGTAGGTTTTGAGGACTTTGAAGCACACTTCTCCTTTGGAACCAAGAGGAAGAAGTATTCGGATAATCCTTATGCAGACCTTCAGGAGTACGGTCCTGCTATTGGTGGCTATTGGAACCCTGAGAATGACCCCAGTGAGTTCCAACAGGCAATGGCTAACCCCATTGTCAATGCAGCGCTAACCACTGCTGGTGCCGTTGTTGGCAATATGCTCCTTCCCGGTGTTGGTGGGCAAGCCTTGGGGTCAGCTCTTGCTAGTGGAACAACTACAAAACTCTCTGGAGCTGACTGGGAAGATGCACTTAAGGCTGC